CTCTTCAAAATCAAACTCGAAGTCGTATGTTGTATCACTTCGACTCATTACATCTGCTATTGTTTCGACTAATTCTTGTGGATCATATGGAATGTCCTCTACAATTAGTGGTGAAAACATGCCTATAGGAGTCATTTCTCTAGACCCTTCAACCTGTGTGTAAAAGAAAAAAGAATGAGTGCGTTGATTATATGCGTAACGAATAGATTGGTGAAACTGTGGACGACCAATGAATTTGAGTTGATCTTCAGTTAGATCTGCCATTTTGTGGTTCCTTACCAGTGATAGATTCAAGTTTTCTGACGATACCTATCACCTCTTCACGTGTTTGCCATCGTAAAACCTCATCGTCCCAGTCATCAGTCGGTTCATTGATGCCAGGCAACGTGATAAAGTTGCCTGCTTCGTTGAGAATAGCACACTCAAACAAGTCCGCTTCAGCTTCAGTTACAATAGATAGTGTATACATGCCAAAAGATAGATGAGCGTGCTGTCTACCTTGCATAACTCCGTGAGTTTGCCAACGGATATCAGACCAACGCATTATTTACGACCCTTCATACGAGCTTCTTCAGCTGCACGTTCACGAGCGATTCGAGCTGGTTGCGGTCCAGAGTTGAGACGAGCAATCAACGAGCGATTCGAGCTGGTTGCGGTCCAGAGTTGAGACGAGCAATCAACTCTTGCTGATTCTTACGTATCTCATCCCAATCAACTTCTGATTGAATCTCGCCATTCTTAATCTTTAGTCCACAATCTAGTGTGATACCTTTATACATGGTAGTCTCCATTATCATTCCACGGGTTAAAATCTATTGCCAGAAGATAGGCTTCAGCTACAGTAAGCGCTGCATCTTCTGAATTGTAAAAGTCTGGTAGTGTAAACCACCGCTTTTGTGAGTGGTCGTAGATGCTCACTGACCAACCGAACAGTGTAAGTTCAGTTTCAGGCAGTGGAAAATCTTCAGGTGTTAGAGCCTCTGTCCATCCATTATCAACGGTGAAGTCAGGTTCCCACTCTTCAGTTGTATCGAGAGTAAAGGTAAAAGGTTGACCAGCTTCTGTAGTGAAAAAAATGAAAGGTTCAGAAGCGATTTCTCGCTTCTGATGTTCCTCTACAAAGTTTACATGAATTACATCACCCATTGTCAATCTGCCCATAACGCAGTTCACGCAGTGTAGATTCAATTCTATCAAGTCGTGCATCACTCTGCTGTTGCTTGTGCTTCCGCCAGTCAGCTACTGAGTGTAACAGTGTGCTGATAAGTGCGCCAAGCATAAAAAACAGAAAAAATGCCATGAACAAGTCGTAGTATTCCATATTATTCTCCATACCAAAGAGTTTCAAGTTCGGGCGATTCGATTCCCCAAACATCCATTACAGCGCAATCTATCGCTTCAACAGGAGTCATCCCGCCTTCATGATAGTCACGCCAACAAGCATCAGGTAAGTCGTCACTCGACAAACCAAAATGTGCAACGCACACTCGGTCTACCTGATGTTTCCACTTGCCGAAAACACCGTCACTTGCATCGTGCATAGATAGTACAGTTTCATCTGACATACGATTAAAGTTCATTGTGTGCTTCCTCCTCTTCGGCATAAAACTTGTAGATTTCTGGTGAGTCTGAGTACATATCATACTCACCTATTGTAATACGAGTACGAATTTCGTCCTCAACGATATCGCGTAGTTCACACAGGTCGTCATATGTGAAATTACGCATAATAAAGCGGTGCATTTCTGATTTCTGCTGTGGTGTCGCCATTATTGCCTCCTAAGCGTAGTTGGGTGATTCAGGGTTGTCATAGTAATCTTCCATTCCTTGAAGATCTTCTTGTATCTCATCCCACGCCGCCAGCGCGATACGATACTGAGTAGAGTTGTGACCAAAGCGTTGACTTGCCTTCCACTGAAACCGTAGACGGTCAATGTTGTAGAAGGAAGTTGCAAAGTCTTCAGCCTGTGTGATGGGGTCAGTCATTTGCTTGCTCCTTTTCTCATTGTGTAAACAGTATATCAAAGATCTAAGCAGTCGGCAAGTGTAATTATTCATCAGCTGGGAACAGAAAGCGCTCTGAAAGTTCATGAGCGTCTAACATTTCGGCAACATCATCATTAGACAACCATTGTACTGCCATAGAAGCTAGTTGATCCGAACTAATGATTCCTTCTGCTACTAAGGAAAGAGCCATATCTCTTGCGTCAATGTATTTGTCCATGTGTAAACCACTCCTCTGTCTGTTCAGCTTCTTCTACATAGATACCTTCATCCTCAAGCTGTTTAACAGAAGTTACAGCTTTATAACCAACTCCCTCGTTGATGTAATCAAACAGTTCTTGTGCAGTTTCAAAAAAAGCAACCTCTCCCTCATCTAACAGATACTCTCTGCCATTCAGCGAGATGCCTTCGGGATATTTATAACAACAAATCATTCTTCAGTCTCCTTATTTTCAACTAACCATTCACGACAAATCTTAATATAATCATCTCGCTGTGCTCTGACTTTATCATGTGATAGTTCAACATAGTCAGTAGCAATATATGAAATCAACTGTTCTGCAGTCAGTCTTTTAGTATATTCACTCATTTTCATTCAGTCTCTTTTTCTGGAAACAGCCAACTTGCGTGACAGTCTAACACGTCCCAGTTAATACCAATCGTAGCGTCATGCTTATGATCTGCCTGCTGTAGCACTTCGTAGGCTTGATCGTGGGTCAAGTCAGGTCTTACCTCAAGTACATCTGCCGCACTCCAAACAATCGCTATTTCGTCATCTTCAAGTGTAATTGTTCTACTCATTTTTCCTCCTTGTTGGAAAGCATATAGGGAACTATGCTTCTTTCGTCCAACCGTATGTAAGCCAGTCCCCTAATCAGTTAATTCTTGCTCGTCTGCCCAGTTTGATAAGTCATCAACATCTTCCATATCTGAATCACAGATTGGGTCATTGATAACAAGTGTGCCATCTATGCGATATAAAATGTTATTAGTATGCAAATCAACACTCAAACGCTCATATCCTGTGTGTGGACATTCTTCATCTTCTTCTAGATAGTACTCACACTCACAGTCATTTTCTATATAAGAACGACGAATCAAGTCCTGTATCTGATTACAGGCAGCATACAATTGATGTTCATCAAACTCACCATAACAAGTTGAACAATCTTCAAGCGCAGAAATAAAGTCATCTTGAGAAATAGAACGGTCATTGATGCACCCAGAAACAGTATCTTCAAGAAGGTCTGTCCCATCAATATCGCCCATCCATCTGTCATGGTGCTCGTACAACTTCTCAACTACTGCGACATAGTAATCATTGCTATGATCAATATGTATTGAGTGAACTTTTGGAAAATGTATATTTTTGGGGTTTACCTTAATAACCTGCTCGTAGAAATCAAGCCAAGGATCATCAGTAGTACTACCAACTTTAATAACCTTGTTAGCATCTGTGGCAGTCAAAGCCGCAGAGTAACAGCCAACACCGATAACAGTGTTGCCTGCACGAACACGATTTTTGATGAGATTGCGAGCTGTAGACATTAGATGCGGTCTCCCATGACAGCGTTGTGATAGTCTTGAGACTGCTGAAGTTCTCTTTCTTCATCGTCCATATCGTCAGCCCAGCCTTCAATAGTTTTGTAGGCATACTTCAAGCAAGCAAGTACACCAACCTCTGCTTGGATCCTATCCCAGTTGTAGGCATACTCTGCGCGAGAGAGTGCTTCTTGAGAGTCTGAAATTTGGTGAGAGATTTCTTCACACAGAGCGTATAACTGGTGTGATTCTGTGCATTTGCGTGCCCGCTCGATGAATGTGTCCAACATGATGCCTACTCCTGTTTTTCTGATTATTCATAAATATAACAAATGAAAGGCCAAAATGCAACAAGGGAGCAACCGTAGCTGCTCCCTTGCATGCGCTGAAATTAAATGATAGTCGCCACCAACCTCGCCAACTATCTTGAAGGACACTGCACGTGCTACCCTCCCCCGACTCTCAGTATAATGCCCTGAGACACGGCGGTAATAAAGCAGAGCCAGCGTATACTTAACGGTACTGGGTGCAAGCGCGGCAGTCACACATTCATTCTCTTAGCTTTCCCGACCTGTCCCTACTCTTGCGAGCCTCTTGATTTAAAGGGTCTATGGAAAGTACCAACGCGTCTTAAGTCTCCTTGTCGTGCGACTCTTATTCTAGAATGAGTCTCACAAGAGGAGTTGATTCGTGCCGTCCTGCCGTTCGGAACCACTGGCGTCAAGTGTACTCACGAAACTGGGGCAGGTAACCCCTACACGTGATAGCGGGGCAACCTGCATGGTGTGGTAGATAACATACTGAGTCAGATACAGCCAGTTTATGGGAATATCCGTCTTACACTTCTGTGACCTCTACCTCTCCTTTCAGTTGTTAAGGGTGTAGCTAGTTAGCTACAACCCCCATCAGGCGAGTCAATGCAGCTTTCGTTGCACCTTCGAAGCCTGATACATCAAAGCCAACGGCTTCGATATCCCGCAAGATTTCCTTCTTGGATGGACCATCTTGCTTTGCTGCAGCTTTCTTCGGAGAAGCTACATACGCACCTTCACGGACTAGCTTTGACCGTACAGAGCGTACAGACTTTCCGAGAGTTTCAGCAATTTCGTCCAAGCCGTCATTGCCGAGTTCACTATACATTTCGATCATCTGGTCGACCATCTCTGCCGTATAGTTAGCAGTCTTTTGGGTTGCTTCTGTCATAGTATCACCTCATAATTAGAAGCGGGAACAGTCTTGAGGCGTTCCCTTCCCTCATCATCTGTAAACAGTATATAAAAAATCTAAGCAGTTAGCAAGTCAAAAACTGGGGGAAGAGTGTGTTCCGTACTCGCGAAGGTTAACTTAACTCTGCACTATGGCTCGCTTGCTTTCCGTACTAACAGCACTTCCCCAGGTGTCTTTGCGGATGGTTTTTTTACGATGGTTATCCATACCGAAACATCAAATTGAGCAACCTAGCCCCGCACTCCCGCCAGTTGCACGATACTCACTTCGGTCAAAGACCTCAACAGTACCTTTCCGATTACGCTCGACTCAACCTGCTAGGTAGGCGACACACAGGGAGGAGCGTAAATAAGGGGGGAGGTTGTTACGCAGTCTCCCCTGTCCACGACAGACCTGCGGAAAATTGTTATGGTACATTTACTAAACCCTGAACACACATTATTACGATTCTCTGAACAGCGAACATCGGGATACGAACATTGTGCCTAATGCCAGTCTATCGCGTGGGTGCGGCTCGTCACCCAGAGCAGGGAGAGAATGAGGAGGCTGTGAGCGATTCCGTCAACACCGTTGCATCATTAACCGATTTTACCTTGCGCATTGATAGCAGTTCTTATGGGATGCCCATCAAAAAATGCTCGGAGGATGATGCCTCAACTCATTTTCTTTATATAATATATAACAAATTTGGCGAACTGGCAATTAAAATCTTGAAGCTCTTTGTTTTGCCAGTCGTCTTAATCTCATCCTGCAAAGTCGTCTAAGTGCAGGTTTGTTCTGTTTTGGGCAACCCGCTTTGATCCAACGTACTTTGTCTCTCCAAGTGGCTGGATACATATGCCCATTTTGGTCTGCAACTTGAAGGGTAAAAAAGTCACGAATCAATTGCTTCTCCTTTTCTTCATTGTTTATAAAAGAATATATCTCAAAAATAACTGAGAAGCAAGTGTAAATCGATAGACAGTAAGTCTGGTAGACTATATGAAAGAGAAGTAATATGTCCTGATAGTATGAATGTAAATATAAGAGGTAGAGTATCTTGTTTTCTAAGTAGATATCCTACGGGTAAACACAAAAGAAATAATATCAAATAGTAAACGGTCGCCCAGTTATGATAACCTAAGTAAATATTCAAAGCGAGCAGGACGCAAAAACAAAATATATTGATAAATTTAGGTGGAACTTTTTGTAAGAATAGTACTGATTTTGCGAAAGGCCAAGCTATCATAAATGCACAAAAATTAGTTATTATTAGTGCGGGAACTATTGTGTACAAAAATAAATCATAAGTAAAACTCTCAGTGAAGTAGAACAGTTTTGAAGCAGCTATCTCAAACAATAGTGCCTCAGAAGCTCCTGTTGGAATTCCTAGTACAAATAGAGGAAGCATACCTGATAGAATACTGGCGTTGTTAGCAGTCTCAGCAGATACAAGGCTTCTGTAATCGCCTCGTACATAATTCTTATTAAGTAACATTTCAAGTCGATATGATAAGTTAGCACAGGCTGTCTGCCCTGATCCTGGCAATGCCCCAAGAAAAGTACCAATTGCAGTACCTCTGATAGAGGGGACAATATTTTTGCAGTACATTTTGAAATGATCAGATAGTCGTGGCTTGTCCTGCGATAAAACTATTTCTTCTGGTTTGTAGGTTTTCAAAAGAATTGGAAAAACAAATATACCAGATAGTATAGGCATCAATGGTATTCCTATCTGTAAATCAGGATTATCCTCAAAGCCTGGAGGTAAGAAGCAAGAATCATGATAACATCCTACAGACCCTAGTAACAAACCTACGCCTGCTAAACTGAGTGCAATGTACCATTTAGACTTACTAGATAGTATTAAAACGGATATAGTAAAAAATAAGAGTAATGCTTGATTGTAGGTGGTAAGAAAGTATTTAACCTGTGATAAATAAGGAGCTAAGATTGCTAAAAATATAATTATAAACAAAGCCCCAAACAAACTACCAAAAGCTGCTCCGCTGATGGCGTAAGCACCCTGACCTTTTCTAAACATTGTATGACCTTCATACAAAGCGGGTAAAGAGCTGTTCTCCCCCGGCACACCAAGATAAGTAGCGGGGATGCTTCCAATATATTGTGTGGTAGATGAAAGGGCGATGTAGAAAAGTATGATTTGTATAATATCTACATCTAAAAGGAATGGAAAAGACAATAGGAGTGTTACAAACACTCCTATGCCTGGTAGTATACCTGCGATTGTACCTGCTACGAGACCGTAGAGTATAGGCTCAATCATTACATGCTGTTAGCGAGCAGAGTATATGAATCCATACGAGATAGATTCAGAGTAATATTCTGACCCTTCACATTGTCATAGAACTCACCAAAAGATGAAGAAGCATCTGCGGCAGCAGCAGCCATATCATCACGAAGAGATTCTTGTACAGAATCATCACCTGTAAAGATGAAACTCTGAGAACTTGAAAGAGTACCGCCACCGATAGTAGTCAGTGAAGGAACACCGTCTACTTCTACAGCACTTGTGTTATACATTGGTAAAAGTTCATCATTTTTGTAAACTTTTGCTGAAGTGTTCACGATACCAATATCAGCTTCTCCTGAGATAACTGCTTTGATAATCTGACTAGACTTCTTGTACTCAATGTAATTATCGGTAGAAGCAATATCAGTTACAATATGATTTCTACCCTTGTTGTACGCAACCCGAACACCTGGAGTGTCTAAAGTTGCGTCAGAGTCTGCGCGTTTGAAAACAACACCGACTTTCTGATTTGCAAACATATGATTTACCGCAGTAGGAGCCAAAGGAGCGCATGACTCTTTCTTGCGAAGATCTTTTGTGTTTGCATCAGTTACAATATTGGCATCGCCAATTTTGCCCATTGAAGCTACAACTTTAGAACAACCATCAAATGATAGAACTTCAATGTCCCAATCACCTTTCATGGATTCTGCCATCATAGTGTAAAAAGTATGACCTGAACTTCCTTCTGGTCCGTTATTCAAGAAGTAAACTTTCTCAGCTGCCATTGAGAGTGATGTTGAAGCAGCCAACATCGCTGCTGAGAAGAGTAGTGTATATTTCATTAACCTCTCCGTTTTTTAAGTTTGAAAGTTATTATAAAAATTAAATAACCAGTAAGCAACGTTATTCTAAAGGCACGTCGTACACCTGTAAAAATGAAGGTAAGAAAGATATAGCTGCTCCTCCTAAACTAGCTCTAGCAGTCCACTGAAACTTATCAAATACCTTACCATCCTGTTTTGAAAGAGTGCTAAAAAAGCGAACTTTCTTCTTCGTAAGATGCGCAGAAAGTCTTTCCCAAATGGGAGACTTATAGCTTTCAGCTTTTTTAATATGAAATGGGGATTGATAGAGAGAAATTGGAGAGGTGTATCTACAAGCTTTTATATACCCTGTTTTGTACTCTTGAGGGTGAGACTGCTCACCCACTTCAAGCATTCCGTGTAGTTTAAAGTAATTTTTTGTCATGTGCAACTGTTTTAAATGAACTTTAGGATAGGTTGCATCTGTAAAGAATGGCACAACATAGGGATACATGTATGCTCCCGTCCAATTATCAGAATCCCACATATGAGAACGATATTTACCATCCTGTAGATAGATGCGAGGATGATTTGTGCCTCTAATTACTGGACCATCCTTAGTATTTTTATGAGTAGTAAGTTGATAAGCTACGTCACCTAAGTTCGGTAATAATTGAAGTCCTTTTTCAAAGTAACTTCTTTCATCACACGCCTGTTTCTCCCAAATGTCTATATCATCCCAATCACTTACGATAACTTCTGCTCCACCAATATCAAGGTATTTTAAGGACTCTAAAGCCAAGTTATTCTGTTCATAGTTAAGTTTAGAATCTATTTTTGGGATAAATCTCTCAATAATAATCTTATCCACTTTGATTCCGTTTTTTAGGAAAGTTTCAAGCATCAGCCATGAATCATGACCGCCACTGAACATTATGTTTATGGAAGGTAGTAAATCACGAAGGTACTGGGCACGGTCATGTAGTATAACCTCCCAAGATTCTTTAGGTTCCTGTGTAGTATCTAAATCTGCAAAGAAATTAGAGTGACCTCCAAGTTTGATTTCAATGTTATCAAATAAGAAATTAGTGTGTATACCATCAAAATGGGCCGCCTGTGCAGCAGCCCATTTAGTAGGGTATCTATTTCCTTTATACCAATATGAGGTATAAGGATCATCATAGTTAAGCACTATCAGATTCCCAATAATCCTGTATGTTAAGTTGTGCTTTGAGATTATTTACTAACTGAAGTGCATCATTACGTTCATCAATCAATTCTGCAACTCTCTTGCGCAACATATTAATTTCATGCTGGTCATCAGCCATTTGTTGTTTCATCAACTCCACGGTAGTTACCGCTTTTAGTGGTTGTCCGAATGTATACTGCATTTAAAAATCTATCTGACCGAGGCCAGACCCCATTTCGCCCCCGTGTTTAGTTTCTAAATGAGTGTGCTGATCTGCCGCCCTCTCATAAGGACATTTAGGAACATTGCACGGCCAAATGGCGGGCTCCCCACCTGACGCTTCCCATAAGTTGATAGTGCATATTTCACACTTACCAACAATATTTCCGTAATCTTTTTTTGCCATTAAAACCAACCTATCTTTATACCATTATGAGCGATAATAAAAAAGCAAGCGACCATATGAGTAATAACCCAGACAGTACGAATGATTGCTGCGATGTCATTTTCACGATTATCATCTGTAATCTTACTCCCTATTGTTTTACACCATATAGTCCATGCTCTCTTCATTTCAAATGCTCCGTACTATCAAGAGAATCAATATATTCTTTAAGCAAAGTAATCATAGCCTTCTCAATGAGTACGTTTTTTACGTACTCACTCATCTCACACCGCATTACAGCAGAACCATCTTCTTGCTCTTTGAACTCAGTTATTTTTATGTGCTCATCCAAAGCTTTCTACTCCCGAATCACTTTCATACTGTGCTTCTTCTTCCATCCATTCCCGCATCTGTTCTGAGATATTCCACTCATCATCAAGATCTTCACCTACGCGTTCACGGACTGCTTCTGGTGTCTCACAGTCTGAATAATCCATTGCACAATCAACACCTTCTTCATAGTGACCAGTAAAACACATACCAGGCTCATAATATATAGCAGACACCGCAAAACCTGCTTCATCCATTGATTCATAACAAGCAATAGGAGGAGACCAAGCAGTATCAAAGTGAAGGATTACAGTGTTTTCATCTATCCAATGATCATCATGAAGTTGAATATCCCACTTTGTACCCCAGTTATTAACTCTCCACATATACCACCCAGGCATACCTTCATCAGAGTCATCGTATTTTGGCTCAGGCACAAACCAGCCTAAGACAGAAAGGTCATTACCATTAGGGTCTTTGGCGTCTGGGTTTAGACTCATAGCTAGTAATCGAGTTTTGAAATCATTAGCCATTTCAGTGGTTGGGAATTGAATTGTTGCTGAATTAGCACACCAATTAGGCATTAGAATATCTCCTACAGTTGAATTTCATATTATAGTAATAATATCAAAAAGAAGGGTATTTAGCAATAGGAAAGTAGACGCAAGTGTGGCGTACAACGATAAGAAACTCCGTTTCCCACACTAGCTCCCTACGGTCGCACAGTGATTGAATAGCCTGTGCCGCGCTGTTCGCCAGCGTTATTAATTCAACTCAGCTAGTGAACATATAGTAGCACATCAAATTTCAATGTGCAATCAATGTTGTGTAAGATGTTGGGGATGTTCGCAAACTACTATACCCGCATCTTCATATCTTTTGGCCGCTAAGTCCATATCTTCTGTGAAAGGTAAGAGCCTATCATTTTCTGAGTTGAGAATGATTGTAACTTTAGAATATTGCCACATCCAATCGCGTAGCTGTTGCAGTGTCCAGCCATGATCTCTCACACCTTTTTTTGGAATAATGATAGGATATTCATGTTCGCACGTAAACCACCGCTTGTTGCGTTCATCTCGCGCATTGCAAACCTGGCGATGAGTTGGTGGTTTGCCCTGTCTCATTTCAGTTAATTCTTCTTTGATTTCCCAATACTTAAAGAGTGCTTCATTTGACCACAGTTTACACCATTGAATGAGTGAAGAAGTATTAGAGTGTACTTGAGTAGTTTCACAAGAAATGATGTCGCTCGCTCCTCGTAAGCAACGATCTAATACATGATACTGATATTTTGGAAGTAGAGGAGTGTTAACACAAGAATAGGCTATATCCATCCAAGTGTTGGCTTGTAGATGCCAGTCGTCAGTCATTTGTTATTCCCATCTGTAAAATATATGATCCCCGATGCCGATTGTGATTTGTTTAGTTTCTGCCCACTCAGGTTGGACATACCACGCATGATAATGAGTTGAGCCTTTAGTAAAATCTTCCCATGCGTGCCAGTAGATTTTAAAAGCTATAGAGCGAATTAATGAGTATACATCTTCATCATACTCAGGAACTGCGTCTGACTTTCCATCACAGTACCATGAGAATTGACAACGATGCCTGACTGGAATTTGTACAGTTGGATCTGCCCACGAAGGACGAGTCGGTCCTTGATACCTCTTTAAGAGGAGAATCAACAAATGCGTGTGCTGAGGTAGATATACAGAGTGCTACAGTTAAACTACTTAACCAGTTTAAAGCAGACAAGTTGTTTACCTGTGCCAGTGGTCATTACAAGAGATTTAGCTGTTGGGTCTGGGGCGCGACACTCAGCTAGTTCTTCCCACTTGTAGCCCTGCTCTTGTTGAGCAACAGCTGTATCAAAAAAGTCACGTTCTGAAATAGAGAACAGTGCTAAAAATAGTAATAAGCCTTCCATTAGTTTCTCCTTAAAATTGGTATCCCGTAGGGGACTCGAACCCCTGTTGCCGCCGTGAAAGGGCGGAGTCCTAGGCCACTAGACGAACGGGACATGGCAGAGGTGCAAGGAATTGAACCCTGTCTCGCTGGGTTGGAGCCAGCTGTGCTACCGTAACACTTCACCCCTTTGAATTTTGTGGTGTAGCTTATTAGCAACACCTGTCCAGTACCAAAAAGCCCAAGAGCCTTTTGGTAGTGAACTAATAAGTTTAAGAACAGTGTTAAGACGTTTCACCTGTCTATCTGTCAATCTTGCTCCGCGACGAAATAAGAGTCAACAATCTCTATAACGTCATTCCAATGTGCGATTTTTTCAATCTCAGCAATTACAGCTTCTACTACATCAGAGTGTTCACCGATACCTGCTGGATTATTGAGATATACTTCTACATTAGTTTCGTGTACTGCAATGTTACCCTCAGCGTTACGAACTACTGCTTCTAAGATTTGCTGTCTCACACTTCATCTCCATGGTCAATTACATAACCGATTGACCGAAGCCAAGCGTTGAAGTGAAACTGAATTTCATCAGTTGAAAGTGTCAAACCTTCAGAATGATCAAAGTCAAATGAATACTCAGTAGAAGGGATAACATATTTTGGTTCGCTAACATCCTGATCATAGTCAGGACGAATATTAAAAGTAATAGTACCTTTTTGTGACATCAATATCTCCATTAGTTGATTTTCTTTATATTACACAAATTTAATCCAAAAAGCAAGAAGGGAACAACATAAGTTGCTCCCTTCGTAGAATCAAAGTTTAAGTAAACTTAGAACTTTACTTTTCCGCCTACTACAGTTTCAGTATGTTTGAAATCGTCATTAAAGTCATTGTTTACATACAGAGTTACTGTTTCGTTGATTGTGTATGAGAAATCAATTTCAGCTGTTGTGAAATTAAAGTCACCATTATCTTCTGCTGTGTCTGCCCAGTTAAATCCAAGTGTTGAAGCTAGTGCTCCTTCGCTTACAGTCGTGTCAGTATACAGATGATTAGTTTCGGCTTCAGTTTTGCGTTCGGCACCGATTGTTGTTGAGAGTTCAGCAGCAAAGGCTGAGGTTGAGAAAGCAGCTACAGTAGCTGCTGCGATTAAGTATTTCATTTTAGTCCTTTCGTAGAAAAATGGAGGACTATGCGTCCTCCATCCGCTTATTTTTTAGAGATAATGTCGTTTTCTTCTTCTGTGTAAGGCCACATTATACCCAGATCCCCTTATACTTAAGTTGTTTCATGCGATTCTCCAGATCGACGTGATCAGTAGATTGTGCAAGATACTCCTCAATAGGGTCTTTTGGAGTGAATAGTTGAACCAAGAACTTAATCATTGGTCATCAACCTTTGTGCTTGGTCATAGTAACCCATGCTAGCAAGCGAGCTTGCGGCACGAGCACGACCAACACGTTCAAAGAAATTATTCATCTTATTTAAAATAGCAGTCATTTTTGCGTTCTCCTTATGTATTTCCAAGGGTCTTTACCCTCTTTCATCAGGTGATACGCAAAATCAGCGTCTTTTTTAAACTCGATTTGACACCATCTATACATGGCTTCATTGCTGTGTGTACCAGCAAGAAAATCAAATATTCTTCCGAACATTGCGTTTCTCCCTTATATTTTAGATATAAGAGACGCTATCTTATTTTATGGCGATTGTCTTCGGTTGCCGTTCTTTTGGAACAATAACTTCTAAATCGACAGACAAAATACCATCACTAAGATCAGCTCCAACGACTTCTGTATACTCGCTGAGTCTATACGATTTGACAAACTTACGAGTGCTTAAGCCCCGATGGATATACTGTTCTTCAGGACGGCGTTGTGCACGCTCTCCTGTAATACTTAGTATGTGATCCTTCACTTCAATAGTTAAGTCCTCGCGTTTAAACCCTGCCACTGCAAGTTCTACAGTGGTAGTTTTATCACCAGTCTTAATTACGTTGTGTGGAGGATATCCGTCGTTTGCATGCGCACGGATTTTAGTTAGTTCATCAAAAACATGATCGAAGCCCAAAAATGCGCTTCTTGGATAAGCGAATGATCCAGTCATCATTTTCTCCTTTGTTAAGCAAGATTAGTGTAGACCTCTCTTGAGCATCTACAAGTGAATTATAGTAAAAAATTTTAGAAATATCAAGTTAATTTTTTATTACGATGGTCGTTTAGCACGAACTATATCATCTTCAGTACATTTCTCTCCATACTGAATTTCTACAACTGACACTAGCTCGTCAGTGTCGTTTACTAGCTGATGCCACGCACCTTTTCGTAAAGATATTGTCTGGTTTGGTAGTAGTTTTTTCTGCTGTACTATTTCGCCTTTAGCATCTTCAGCATAGTAAACAGTTGCGACTCCAGATCGCACAAACCAAAACTCACTTCTAAAATCATGGCTTTGCCAAGATAATTCACTGTGAGGGTTTACAACCAATTCTTTTACTTTAACGGTTTTATAATCTGCAAGTACCTTCCATAAACCCCAATCTCTCTTGGTCAAGTTCCAAGTCCATTGTGCTAAAAGGTCGGATGAAGAGTTAATCTTCGAAACCCCGCCTAGGGTATCATCTATCGAAATATCGTTCATCTTGCAATAGTCAATCTCAGGATAGTTGCCTTCACTTCTGTCACCCCCATTACCAAAGGTAACATTTGGATAAGTTTGAATAGCATACTCTAATAGTTCACAAGCATTGTCATAGTCGTCATTAAAACCTACAACTTCATCAATGTATTTAATTGATTGAAGTACTGATTTACGTACATCATATGACATAAAGGCTCTACCCTTTTTTCGTTCTAGCCATTGGTCTGAGTTAAGACCAACGAGCACATGATCATAATTTTCAGCTGCTTCTCTGAATAAACTAATATGACCATCATGTACAGGATCAAATCCTCCTGATAATACAATTACATCCATCTAATCTTCCTCCAAAAGCTCTCTTATTATTCTCGAAAAATAAAAATAGTCATTTAGTAGAACGATGAATAATAAATCATAAGTATTAGGCGATAAACTTATTATTGATGAGAGAAACAAGAAAGTAAGAAAGAAAGTTAATAAGTCCCACATATATAAGCGTATATCTTCTGGTGGAACTTTTAATATATGAATATTTAAAAAGTAGTTTATTATAACTAACATCAAATAATTTTACCTATAATCTTAGCGTAATCATCATACACCTCACCTATCTGAGAACCATTTCTCTCCCATGCTTTGAAAATCTTCATATGCTTACAAGAACGAGTACGAGCAGGACAATAACATCTGCTACCAGATACCCTGTAAACGCCAGTTGGTTGAGATGATTCTTCAAACTTCGCAACTTCATACCCATATTTTACACTCCTTACTAAATAATCTGCCATTCATTTCTCCATGATTTTATTTATGATACTAAATAAATGAGTTATTGGCAAGATAAGAGTGTAAGTAGTTGGCAAACCATACTTGAGAGTCTTCATCATAGTGTGCAGCAAACCCACTAAGATCGCTATGTATTGATATCTTCTGCCCGTTTTGAGGTAGAAGATTATTGTAAGCCATATTTACATCAGAGAAGTGTGGGTAAGTTCTACTGTGAATCAAACTTTTGTAACCATTTAGTTCTTTATGTTGCGGTGTGATATTAACATAGGAAGCAGTCCAAAATAAGAATTTGATCTTGTATTGATTGAAGAAACTTTGTAGAAGAATAATATCATGAAGATAGTCCATTCTAGGCTTTATATCCTCCATATTTATAACCCATAGCTTGTACCAGTTATAAAGTCTTTTTGAAAATGAGCCTCTGTATGACTCGTCATTACCAATGACAATGGGTAGCCAATCATCATCATAAAATAGAGGCTTTTCAACTACAGAAGCATTTTGAAACATTCTTAATTCAGTACGGTAAGCTCCTGGCCAAAGTATTACGAAGAAGTGATCTTGTAAGTTGTTTTTCTTCTTAAACTGATCAATCACATAACGCATAGTAGTTCTTACAACTCTATGGCTTGAAGCTCCAGAATCAGACAGATTTACATGATCATACCCCAATAAGTCTGCTAAATATTTAGGCCAGGCTTTATCATAACACCGTCTTTGACTTGGGTACTCCATCTCTGCTCCAGCAGTATGAGAACAACCATTAGCTACTAATATCATTGTATTTCCTATATCGTGGGAATGTTGCAAAGAAGTCAGAACCTCTATAAGAATCAAGCATCAAGTTATAGTCAACCATTTCTCTAGCCATTGACGGCTTGTCTATATCAATGTAGTCTTTG